TGGCGAAGGAAGCGGAGTTGGATCGCGTCGAGAAGCCGTCCGGGCTTTGGATGCCCGGATCGCTGGCGACGCTTGAAGAATTGATTCTTGATAAGCGCATTCGCATTCGCCGTTCGCCGCCTTTTGTTTCGGCGGCGATGAGCGCGGCGACGGAAGAAGACCCTTACGGCAATAGATGGTTGAGTAAACGGAACGCAACGCAACGTATTGACCTCCTAATCGCGCTCGCAATGGCGGTGGGAGCCGCTACAATGCTGTCGCAGATGGACGCTCCGGTCTCAAAAGGCTTTTTGGAGGTTTGATGTGGCATTGCTCGATTATCTCACCCGGTTGATCGGCAACGACCGCGCGCAAAATGGCTCAACGTCCGTTTGGAAGTTGGTCGGCGGCAATGGCGGCATCGGACCTTTTCTCCCGTACAATTCGTTGTCCGTTTCTCCGGAAACGGCGATGCGGCATGCGGCAGTCTTTCGCGCGGTTTCGTTGATCTCCGGAACCATTGCAATGCTTCCGCTCAACGTCTATAAGCGGCAAGACGACGGCGACCGGGCGCTGGCGCTTCGCCATCCGGCGAGCCGCCTCCTTCTTTCGCGCCCCAACAACCGAATGAGCCGCACGGTGTTCTGGCGGCAAATGCTTTCGCAAGCGCTATTGACCGGAAACGGCGTTGCGTGGATTCAGCGGCAACAAAGCGGCGCTCCGAAGGCGTTGTGGCCTATTCCTTGGAGCCGTTGCAATCTTGAATTGGTCGGGCAGCGCGTTCGTTATCTGCTCACCCTAGACGATCAAACGTCAATCACTGTTTGGGAAGATGACGTTCTACATATTCCGGGCTCCCCGGAATGGGTCGACATCTACGCAAAAAGTCCGATCTCAGCCTATTCTGATTCGGTCGGCATCGGCCTCGAAGCGAACCGCTTCGCGCGCAAGTATTTTGAGAACGATGCGACGCCTTCCGGTTACATCTCATATCCGAACCGGCTCGCAGCCGGATCGAACCAAGCCGATGAAATCCGGAATCACTGGAAGCAGAAATTCGGAGGCGACAACCGCCATTCCGGGCCAGCCGTTTTGACGGACGGCGGAGAGTTTAAGCAGCTTTCGATCAACGCGCATGACGCGCAACTGCTCGATACGCGACGCTTCCAGATTGAGGACATCGCGCGCATTTTTGGCATTCCGCGTTTCCTTCTCGCTCTCGACGAAACGTCTTGGGGCAGCGGGATTGAGCAGCTTGGCATTTTCTTCATTCGTTACACGCTCGGGCCGCATATGCAAGCGATCCGGGATGAGTGCGATTGGAAGCTATTCGGAACAGACAACCATTTCTGCGACTTCGACTCATCTGAGTTGCTGAAAGGCGATACGAAGTCGATCATGGAAGCGGCTCGTCTTTCGCTCGGCGGAAGCAGCGGACCCGGAATCAAAACGCAGAACGAATGGCGACGCGACCTCAACTTGCCTCGCGTAACTGATCCGAACGCGGACAATCTCACGAATTGGAGCGGCAACAATGCGAAGACTTCTGAACCTCCTGAACAGCAATCATAAGCGTGGGGCCGGTTTCCGCCTTTCCGTCGCCAATGACGTTGCGGACGTTTACGTCTATGACTCAATCGGCATCTGGGGCATTGAGGCCGGGCCATTCGTCAAAGAGGTCCGCGCACTGCGAACTTCCGCGATGAACCTGCGCATCAATTCGCCGGGCGGCGACGTATTCGACGCGCGCGCAATGAAAGCCGCGTTGGAAGACTTCGACGGAACCGTGACGGCTTACGTCGATGGATTGTCCGCGTCCGCTGCATCGTTCCTTATGATGGCTGCGGACGAAATCGTCATGGCCGAAGGCTCGTTCGTTATGATCCATAACGCTTGGGGCCTCACCATCGGCAACGCAGAGGATCACCGGACTCAAGCTGCGTTGCTCGATAAGGTCGACAACGGCATCGTCGCTGACTACGTCGCCCGAACTGGCGCGAGCGAAGAACAGGTGCGAAAGTGGATGGCGGCGGAAACGTGGTTCACTGCGGAAGAAGCCGTTGAGAATGGCTTCGCCAATCGCATTGCGGAAAAGTCGAAAGCCTCCGCGATGCTTTACGATCTTTCAGCTTACGCTAATGCTCCCGGCAATCTGAAGCCGGACAATAGCAAAACACTCGATAGCGACGCGCAGCGGGAGCGCGAACGCTATGAGGCGCGGTTGCGTTTGTACGAGCGCAACTAAGAAATCCCCGCCGCAGGGTTGGTGCGGTTCACTAGCATACGGAGTAAGAACATGCGCCTTCAAGCGCTGCGGGAACAAAGAGCCTCGAAGGCGAAAGAAGCCCGCAACCTTCTCGATTCAACAACGACCGATTGGAACGCTGACGCAAAAGCGAAGGTCGACGACATTTATGCCGACATTGATCGGATCACGAGCCAAATCGAAGCGCTCGAAAAAGCCGATCAATTCGACAAATTCCTGACGGACGATGTCGCCGTCCGGGCCGTCGAAACTCGCCGCAGCGTCGACCAAACGATGAACGATGACGCGAAAGAAAAGCGCGCATTCGCTCAATGGCTGGTGAGCGGCTTCGAGGGTCTGGAAGGCGAAGCGCGTGACATGATGGCGGCGCGACGCACCATCATTCAAGCCAACCAGTCGACCGGCACAGGCAGCGCGGGCGGCTTCGCCGTTCCTCCGTCATTCCTCGCTGAAATCGAGCGCGCGATGCTCGCTTATGGCGCGGTCAAGTCGATCTCCCGCGTCATTCCGTCCGATGTCGGATCGGCGCTGGCAATTCCGACGCTTAACGACACCAACAACGTCGGCCGCATCATTGCGGAAAACGCGGCTCTCACGAACACGGCTCTCGTGTTCGGTCAGACCTCGCTGCCCGTCTATATGTATTCGTCCGACTCCGTCCTAATGTCCTATCAGATGATGCAGGACGCGGTGCTCGTGGAAAGCCTTTTGCCGTCGCTCTTGGGCGAACGTCTGGGCCGGATCACGAACGCACACTTCACGACCGGAACCGGAACGGGCCAGCCGCAAGGCGTTATGACTGGCGCAACTTCTGGCGCGGTCGGCGCAACCGGCAACACAACGACCGTTCCGTATGTTTCTCTGGTTGCGCTCCAGCATTCGGTCGATCCGATTTATCGGACGAACGCGCGCTGGATGATGCACGACACATCGCTGCGCGCAATCAAAGGGCTCGTCGACGGTCAACAACGTCCGTTGTGGCTTCCGGGCGTGGCTTCTTCGGAGCCTGATACGATCCTAGGCCAGCCCTACGTCATCAACCAGCAAGTCGCGCAGATGGCGGCGAACGCGCGTTCCATCGCGTTCGGTGACTTCTCGAATTACTACGTTCGCGAAGTGCGTGGTATGTCGATGCGTCGACTGGAAGAGCGGTACGCGGACAACTTGCAAGTCGGCTTCTTCGCCTTCGGGCGCTGGGGCGGCGTGCTCGTGGACGGCGGCACCAACCCGATCAAATTCTATCAAAACTCCGCAACGTAATAGGAGGCGTTCGGACAATCGTGGGCGGCGACGTTGTCGCCGCTCACTTCGGAGGCCAAAATGAAAATCCGCATTCTGGAGCAACACCACGTTGTCCGTTACGATTATCAATTTGTGATCGAAGGAGAGGGCGGCAAGCCCGTCACAATTCAACAATCAAGGACCGTTCCACCCGGCTCCGTTGTGGACGTTCCTTCTGATCTCGCCATTTCCCTCATCTCCGGTCGCTTCGCGGAAGAAGCGGGTGAATCAGAGAAGATCACAATGCAGGCTTATCCGGACGGTTGGAAAGATCCAACGTCTTCGGACGAATTCAACGACGTTCCTCCAACCAAAAAGCGCAGAGGCTAAAGATGGCTCTTCAATTTTCAGTAGGCGCGCGCAACAGCCGCCTCGAAGCAATCGAATTGGCCGCTAACGGACAAACGCTGAACGCTGGCGTTGTCACCGGATCGGCGACGCAACCCACGCTCGAAATCCGCACCGGCGCTCCTCCGGCGAACGCGGCCGCAGCGGACACCGGCTCCGTGCTGGCGACGATTACGCTCCCGGCCAACTCTTTCGCGGACGCAGCATCCGGAGCGAAAGCGTTGACCGGCACGTGGCAAGCGACGGCGACCGGCACCGGAACGGGCGGTCACTTTCGGATTAAGAACGGCGCAACGACGCATCTTCAAGGCACGTGCGGCTCGGCTGTTCCGCTTACGACGAACGCGCTCACCGCCGCAAACAGCAACGTCTTGAACTTCGCGTCCACAACTGGCGTCGCAGCCGGTCAAATCGTTTCCGGCACGGGTGTTGTAGCGGGCTCTATCGTGGTCGCCACGACTGCAACAACCGTCACAATGGATCGCGTTTCGACGGCTGGCGTCGCCAACGGCGCAGCAATCACGTTCTCCGGTGATATGACGCTAGACAATACGTCTATCAATACCGGCCAACAAGTCACAGTGACCGCCTTCAACCTTACGGAGGGCAACGCCTAATGAACCCTCCGTTTCCGGACAATTCGCCGCCGGAAAATCAAACCGTCAACATCTCTCTCGCGAACGGCACAACGCTTCCAGCGTATTGGGATGGGACGCAATGGTGGGCCGGGCTTAATGACGACCCCAACGACGTTCCGATTGCCAACTCGTTCGTTGTGAGTTGGGAGTTTCCAGAATAATCACGCCTTAACGACGGAGGCTGTTAAGTGACGATCAGCTACGTCAACAAAGGCACTTTTTCTTCTGGTACAACGTCGGCATCGCCGGGCCTTCCCGCATCGCTCGCCGCTGGCGACCTTATGTTGCTGGTCGTGGAAACTGCGAACGTCGCCGTTTCCACGCCAGCGGGTTGGAACGTCGTCACGTCGTCTCCCGTTTCGCGGGGTACGGCCAACACGGCGGGAGGCGTTCGCCTCTCCGCATTCTGGCGCATTTTCCAAACAGGTGACACGGCTCCCGCCGTTTCGGCTCCAACCGCAGATCACACGTCTGCAATCATTTTCGCCCTTCGCGGCGTCGATACCGTCACGCCTTTCGATGGCGTCACGCCGACCACAACAAACGCCGCAGCGTCCACAACGCTTACCGCAACCGGACTAACAACCGCGACAGCGAATGCGGTTGTCGCTCACCTTATCGGTCGGGACGAAGACAACAGCTCAACTAACGGCGTCACGGGAAACCCGACAAACGCCAACTTGGTTTTCACCGGGTTCGGCACAAACGGCGAAATTCACGACCAAGTCGTAAACACCGGATCGGGCGGCGGCGTTTATATTTCCGCAGGCCGCAAGGCGACGGCGGGCGCGAGCGGAAACACGACCGCAACTCAGGTTTCAACCGCTTACGTTGGCGTCACCGTTTCGATCCGTGCCGCCTACATTGGAACGGTCGCAGCCAC